TTTTATAACTTCTAATATTTGTAGATCTGTATATTTAGCATTTGGATGTGCTTGGCCCCTACATACACTTACTGGTCCAGCCCATTCATTTAATCCTGTAGTAACAGTGTCTAAAGCATTTATGTAATGTAATTCTCTATCATTTAATACGGCTGTATCGCATTCTTCTAGTATTATTAGTTCAGGATTTCCGTAGTTTTTATACGCATATAGTAATTTACCATTACTATCTCCTCTTGCTAGCGCGTATAAATGTTCTTTAAATCTTTTTTCTATATTAACTGATTGTCCTATATAGAATGGATCATATTCATTAAACATTAAAGCATAAATGCCTGCAGTCATATTAACCTACCTTAGATTCATTATCTATGATTACTTGGTCTACGATTTCCGTTACCTTATAAATAATTTGATCACGCAATCGCTTAATGTCTTGCTGATAACTAGTACCTCTGTCAAACAATAAGCTTAATTGTTCATGCGTAACAAGTTGTTGTAACCCAAAATAGATATAATCATAGGCCATTGTAGACTCAGGCATTACCTCTATCTGAGCTAAACGACCATAGTTATGTACTGCTTGCTTTACTACTTCTTCGACAGTAAACGACTCAGAGTCGTGATATGTAATTGTAACTTTCATTTACTGGTTTCCAAAGTAAAAAAGGCCGGGAGCCTGTAAAAAACTCCCGGCCTTACTGCTTATGGACTATTAAGCAGCAGCTTTTGCTTCTGCTTTGGCTTTTTTATCAGCGCCTTTATAGTCAGCAACGTTGATGCCGCGACGGGTAAGCAGTGTACGCAGACCGCGCTCAGTTTTGTCAACCGCAGCTGCAATTTCTGCAACAGTCATACTAGCGATACGCTCGCCAAGTGCTACGATAGGATCAACCTGATCTTTAGCGTGCGACTCACGCTGAGCAGGGATCTTTGCAATTTGGCCTTTACGGGTCAGGCTAAGAGCCTTGCCACGAACCGATGCCACGGTTTTGCCAAGTGCCATAGCAATATCTTCGATATAGCTGCCACGCTCGGCCATGGAAATGAACTTTGCTTCTTCAGCGTCAGTATAGCTACGAGCAACTTCCACTTTTTCAGCAGGTTTAACACTGCCAGTCAATTCCAGCGCAAGCAGCTTGCCCTGAATTTGTTTTGCAGTAAATTTACCGCCAGCAAATGTTTCTGCAATTTGCTTGTAGGTAAACAGGCCAGGATTACTAGCAACAAACTGATGAAGTCCGTGGCTTTCTTCTTCGGTAAAAGCACTAACTTTCTCTTTAGCCATGCTAGCAACTTCGCGGTCCAACTGACGCAGTTTGGCGGCTACACTACGGGTAGATACGTCCGATTTGCAGGAGTTGAGCCACGGCTTCGTCAGACCATTTTTTACTTTTTTCAGTCATATATTTTCTCGTTTAAGAAGTGTGATAAGTTTTCGATAATTGTAATGCCGAGCTGGTCGGCTTTGGTACGTTTTGAGCTGCCTTTATTATCTTCATCAACTAGATAATTGGTTTGTTTGGTTACCGTTTCAGTAACTTTGAATCCAGCTTCTTCTAGCGCTTTGGTGGCGGTTGCCTTGTTTTTAAATGAAGTTAATTTACCAGTTATGCAAACGCTTTCGGCAAATACATTGGCTACTGGCTTATTGGTTGTTTTGAAAGAGAATGGCAAGAACTCCTTCATTTCTACGAAATCTGTCTCTAGCCAAGAGATTAGATTATTAGTAACTTTTTCTCCTAAGCCTGCTTGACGACACCGTTCGGGGGTAATATCTTCAACGGAATCTACTACTTTGGCGACTTTTTGTGCCGCTGTGTTACCCACTAGTGGAATGCTAAAAGCAGGTAGGATGGTTGCTAAATCACTGTTGCGAGACCTGTCAATTTCATCTAACAATTTTACTGCAATCTTTTCACTACCCAATGCATCAATAATTTGATCGAGTTCGAGATAGTAGATCTCAGTAATATCAGTGAGTTGAAGTTTCTCTAGTGTTCGAGCACCCATGCCCTTGATGCCTAGTGTTTTGCAAAAATGCTCCAACTTTTTGCCCAGCTGTGCGCTACAGGCTTGATTACGACAAAACAACTGTGAAGTAATCAATTCAAGTGGGTACTCGCAACACGGGCAAGTAGTTGGAATTTTGATTTTCATAAGGCGTTTTTCAAATCTAAGAATATATTATACAGTATTAAGCAGTGCGTTTCAAGTCCAAATTTTCTATGCCTCTACCTTGTGCAATACACAGGGAATAATTTCTCCTGCCCTGATAATAGCAACGGTATCTCCGATTTCCAGGCCTAGGGCTTCAATGAATCCTGGATTGTTAAGGGTGGCTCGACTTACCATTGCATCGCCTACTAGTACAGGCTCAAGGATTGCCACTGGAGTTACTTTGCCCGACTTACCAACCTGCCACTCAACCCCCAGCAATTTAGTTTCTACATGTTGGGCACGCTCTTTGCGAGCATAAGCACCACGAGGATGTTTGCTGGTATAGCCTAGTTCTTCAAACTGGTGATTGTTATTGAGTCGGAAGACTACACCATCTGTAGGATAGATTTTTTCCAGATCAGTTTCCTGAACTGTATTAAACCCAAACTGCTTGAGCATACGCATATCTGCGTCGTAGGTTTGACCGATAAAGGGCTGAACGCCGTATGCAAAGAAAGTAATTGCACGAGTTGCAAATTCACTAGTATCTTTAAGATTAAGGGCACCAGCAGCATAGTTACGGGCATTTGCGATATGACTTGGAGCCACAATCTCGCCAGTAACTTGAAGTACGCCTGCATATTTAATAGTATGCGGAACTAGACTAGCGCTGCTAAGGAACTTGTCAGTAATAATCTGCCCCTCAACCCCATCACCACGAGTTAGTGCCTGCACCAGTTGGCCGTCTACATAGAGCAGGCTAACAGCAGCGCCGTCAAGTTTAACACTCATGCTAACGTCACCCATGCCAGCCAGAGGGCTGGGCTTGCCTTCATCCTCATAGTGCTTTTGCAGTGAGTACATTGGATAATAATGCTTAGCTTTGGCACCAGCAGCCTGCGCGCCTACGGCTGAATACTTGGCAGTTTCAGCTAGGCGATCAAATTGCTCGTCACTAATAATAGGAAAGCCAGCGTAATAGGCTTGGCTTGCTGCGTCTAAGTATTGTTTAATAGTCATAGGTTAATTGCAAATTCCAAAAAGAGTTCGTTGTGATGCCCGTCGTGCCAGTGGCCAAGTTCGTCTAGGTCATGCCACCACTCCTCACTTTCTGGATGGCAACCAATCAAACCAAGATTGCCTTGATAGATAGCCATTGCATCACCATTTTTGTAAGTAGCAACTACATCACAGTCTTGAGTTCGGCCAATAAATGCACAACCATCATAGAAATACATATCTTGGCGAATGCCGTTCCAGCCTACTAGTGCAGTGGTTGGTTTTTCACTAGTGATTTCAGCACCTGGGCGACAGACATACTGTACTGGTTCTACTTCCCATAGGAGATCAAAGTAATTTGAGCCAGCCCAGTAAGCACCCATGCAAATACCCAAGTACTTGCCACCATCTTGAATAAAGTCACGAACGATTTCAACGTGAACTTCGTTAAAGATCACATCAAATTCGTCAGCATCGCCAATGCCGCCAGGAAACGCAATAATATCTGCTTGGCTCAAGAAGTCATCAGTGAGATCCTCGATACCAAACAGTTTAACTGTAAAATGCTCCTCTAAGGCAGCTTCCATAGCCAATGCACACTCAACTTCGCATACTGGATCATGTACAAAAATAGCAACTGTTTGTTTCATAGCCTTTCCTCAGTAAATATACAATATTATAGCAGTTTAGCGGCTTAGGGTCAAGTGCGTTTTTCTAGTATCTGTTTAGCGTAGGTTTCTATAATCTCATGACCTTCAGCCTCGCTACAAATTTCCAGCAAACCGTCTAGCAGTGCATAGATATTTTGTAACGAGGCAGGAATACTTACACCTTCACGACTAGGAATCCACTCACCTTCGTACGACAAAAAGTATTTTCTAAGTTGTAGATAAGTGACTTCCTTGAAGTCATTTACCACTAGTCTAACCTGAAAACCTTTATCCATGTTTTCTTCGATTAGTCGTTCATAAAGTATATTTGAATCCATTATACTTTAACCCCTATTTCTCGCAAGTGTTTAAGACTAGCTAATTCACAAGCAGGTTGATATGCGCTTTGCAACCAGCGATCGCTAAGCAACCACACTCGGTAAATCCAACCATATTCTGGATGTGTATGTTCTGCTTGTATTTTGCACATAGAATCATAGCGAGCACTATATACTGTTTCACCTACATTAAACTTATCCTGCATTGCGCCTTCAGGAATCAATTCTGGCTTAAAGTAATCTGGTGAACTTTTACGAATAGGCACACTATAACGCTCTAGCACCTGCTTAATAAGCTGTGCACCACGATAAGTATTATCGCTAATTTCGCTTATAGTTTCGCCGCTAAGATAGCTTTGAATTATAAACTGTACTTCGTCTGTAGTAACAGGCTTGCCGCGTTTTTCAGCTCTGCGTTTAGCAGTTTTTTCTTTGCGATCCTTGTGGGTTTGAATGATTTGATCAAGCCTGGTAGTATTATAACTCATGCCCAGGATTTGACAAGCATCCTTTTTAGTAATAGGCTTAACGCTCTGCTCTTTGGGTTCAAGCAGTTCAATGACTCGCTCAATATTAGCGTCAGTCATACGTTCTTGTTCAAGCTCAGAGCGTTTTCTAGCCATGGTTACTCCAGTACAATAAAACTAATACGAACGTCTTGTGTTTCGTAAATCTCATCAAAGAGTTCATCTACACTATAAAATTGACGCGTGTCATGGTAGCTCATATAACCCTGATCACTAACAAAGATTTGAGCAGCTTCAAATTCATCAGCAGCTTCAACTACTTCTTGATAAAGATCACTGCCGGGTTCAAAAGCAGCAAAAACAAAAGTAAGCATATTAACTCCTTAAAATAAGAAAGGCAGCACTAGGCTGCCATTCATCATGCTTTAAGCACACTCAAAAAGTAAACTGCTGCTTTACCAGTCAGTTTGCTCAAAATATCTTCATCAACCGGGCCACCCTTGGCTTCAATTGCTGCTTTGAGATCAGCGATACTAGACTCCTTAGATACACGCTTAGGTGCATCACCGGCAGCCTTCTTATCACCACTAGGCTTAGCAGCGGTATCTTTTTTAACATAGACACCAGCTTGAACCAAAACCATACGAACACCGTTAGGTGAGGCTTCGATTTCTTCAGCGATATCCTTAATGATTTCTGTACTAGACTCAGGCGTTGGCTCTGCATCCTGATACATCTTGATTACTTGCGATTTGAGTTCGTCATTCCATTGCGTCATTGCGGTTCCTTAAATAAGTTCGGTAGTTACATTAGCCATTTTACTTGGAGTAAACTGACGATAGTTGTGCTTTAGATCATGCTTGGCTACAAGCAACATCAATTCCTCGTGTTGACGATTTTTCAATTCGCGCATTTCACGAGTAAATGCTTCAAATTCTGTTTCAGGCAATTCACTAACATCAATACCGGCTACGAGCTGTGTGGGCTCTTGCGTAACAAGTACAGCGCGCTCACTTTTATCACCATTAGACTTTGTGTACATAAATTGCATAAACTTCATTTGTGTTCCTTTATTGCGACAGAAATAATATTATATCAACGATTGGCTAAAGATTCAAGTTTAATTTTCTCGGACTGCTTTTGAGATGCCTAGAAACGCACCACTATAAAGTGGTGGAAATACTAACAGCCAAATTACTAGTGGAGCTAGCACAACGTTTATGATAAAGAAAACAAATAAGCTAAGCAATGGCGATTGAGTAAAAGTATTATCTATGCCATCACGTTTAGCCAATGCAATAATAGGCCAGAACAGTTCATAGATAAGTGTTAGTGAAGTTGCTAGGCAAAAGATAGCATAATATTCAAATGCCCCCATGCAAACGATCTCCCAACTTAAAGCTAACCTTAAGATCGCCTAAAGTTTTGGGATCAAAATGCGTGCGTAAACTTGCTAGTGTTTGATCTGCAATTTTTTGATTTGAGTTAAAGATTCCTGGCGGGCAACTACCGCAAGCCTGTTTAAGCAGCTGCGCTGTACGAATTTTGGTTTTAGTCCACACCCTAGTTTTTGGTGCTTTACGACGATACTTGATGTTTTTAAGCGCCAACTCAATCTGAGAGTTATTTGGATTACGCTCTAATGCTTTGAGCAATTTACGCTCACGATTAGTTTTCCAGGTTTGTTTAGTTTTATAGAGATCGTATTGTGCTTGTTTTGATTTACTGGAGGTTTTGGCCATAGTTGTATAATCCAGTTATAAGGTAGCTACCATCACTTTGTTCTGTAATAGTAACGCAACCATTTTGTTCTAAAAATTTTAGCATTTCAAACACAGCGCCATAGTCATTAAACTGTACGCCGTATTTTTTAAATAATCTGCCTAATTTTACTAAGTATTCTAGGGTTATTACTTTAGTGTTTGTTTGTAGTTCGTAGAGTAGGTCCTTGATAGGATTAGGGTTTTTAGTCATGGCTGTTAGTGTTTTTTGTTGAACAATTTGCCACAAAAGATATTATAGCAAAATTAACAAAAATATTCAACAAAATAATTTTTATAGTGGCAGGGATACTAGGATTCAAACCTAGAATAACGGAATCAAAATCCGTGGTGTTATCATTACACTATATCCCAACTGTTTGGCTCCCCAGCGTGGGATCGAACCACGGACCAACAGATTAACAGTCTGCTGCTCTACCGCTGAGCTACTAGGGAATTACTGGCGGAAAGTATAGGATTCGAACCTATGCGCCCATTTCTGAACGACGGTTTAGCAAACCGTTGCCTTAACCACTCGGCCAACTTTCCTTAAAACTGGCCCGCCCTGAGAGACTTGAACTCCCGACACCGAAGGTAGAAGCTTCGTGCTCTATCCAACTGAGCTAAGGGCAGGTATTTGGTGGGCCCAATAGGACTTGAACCTATGACCAACGGATTATGAGTCCGCTGCTCTAACCAACTGAGCTATAGGCCCAGAATAAAAAGTCCCCAGCAGTGCTATACAGCACACATCTGGGGACGCAAACTTAATCTTCTTCGCTATCTAATTCCATGAATACGTCTACTAGAATATCGCGGTATGGTTGATCAACCATGTGCAGGTCTAGGAGATAAGTATCTAGGTGACAGTTGCGTAATAGCTGCGCATGATACATAAACTGACCAAATGCGTCTACGCTTTGACTAATATTTTGATTAGCATAATCTTCTAAATATTGTGCTAATACATTAAGCATATAGTCCTGAATATCAGATTTTGTAGTGATGTTAATTAACTTAATGGCCTTGCCCTCACGATCACGCATAATCTGATCACGCTTTTGCGCTGCCCAAGTTTGACCACCATCACCGCCCCACAAATCCCAAGCTACTCTGCCCTTGCTGGGAAAGCCCTCTTCACCACTGTTAAATCCAGTTGCCTGCTTATCCACTTCATGACGGCTGAAAAAACTGTGCATTCGCAACACAACACTAGCGCTTAGTGGCTCACGGTTTTTAAGTTGATTAGCACGAGCTAAACCCACCAGCGTACCGCCTGGTTTGCCTTCCTCATGCCACTTTAGTGCACGTTTGGCCGCACTTGCCATGCCTGTTGTAGGCGTATAGGTTTCTGCCATTTTAACCTCTAAAATATTTGCTAGTGTTCTACTCGAACAATAACATGGTCATTTTCATAATACAGCCTTTGCATAACCGCTAGGCGTTGTTCGTCTGTATAGGCTTGCCAATCAGTAATTTCTTCTCTGGTCCGGCCACAACCCACACATCGCTCTGATTGAGGGTCAATCTTGCAAATCTGTTGACACGGAGTCATCATCATTTTTACGCCTAGCTTCACAAAGTGCTTCTACTCGGTTACTAACTTCTTCACTGTGCAACCACAAGTCTTTGTTTTCTAAGAGACTTTCGATTTCTTTATCAGTTAAGAAGTCTTTGTAGATATGTTGCAGGAATTGACGAGACCATTCACGCTCAAATACTGCCTGATCGTAAATCTCGCCGCCTTTGCCAAACATTCCACCACTGTAGTTGTGGAACATAAATAGGCTGTGTGGTGTAATCTCAAATACATCTGCACAAAGAAAAACCATAGTAGCAGCACTAATACAACTGCCTTCAACACTGCATACCACAGTAGCTTGAGTTTCACTTAGCACACGCATAAATTGTATTGCAGTATTAAGATCACCACCACTACTATTAATATAAATCTTTACTACATCTTGGTCACTAGCACTACGAATAGTGTTAAACCACTCAATGTAATCTTCTGGGCCTGTAATAAGGCCGCTTAGGTAAAATTCATAGAGTGCACTACTGCACTTACGAAACCCACGACTAATGCCGGTGTCGAGGATAAATTCATTATCTGTTGCGTTTTTAGTCATAGGAATATAAAATTAAAAAGCCCCCGTTGGTTACAAGGCGGGGGCAGACCTCGGCATTAGCTTATGCAGCTAAGGCAAATACCTCATCGTTGGCATTTATATAGTTTGCTTCTTTTGCGGAGATCGCCTACCGAGTTGTCCACTCACATACTTATCACACTGTCGAAACCATGACTGGCCCATCAAAAGTATACTGGTTTAGATTATCTGGATGTCTGTGATCCCTTAGTCATCTTCATTATCGCACAGCGCTGACCAGTATACTTTTGGTGGACCAGGTGGGAGTCGAACCCACGTCCAGCGCGCCTTTCGGCTTGCTTCATACAACCATATAAAAACACACTCATTTCCTAGCTTTACGGCGGTAGTGCCCTACATCTTTGGGATAGCTCCTGCGTCCAGTTGCTAGGTATCCACGATGCCGTTGAATGTGCTTTAATATGGTGCCAGTGTTGCTGGCTAGGGAATCCCAGTCCTCGACGCTTAGAGAACGCCTACATACCACCCTGCTCTAACCATATAAAAATACTCTAGTTTGGATTCAAACCTTGTCCTAGTATTGTCTACTTGCGTGTCTCACCACACCGACCAGAGTATTTTTATATGGTGGGTAGTCAGGGAGTCGAACCCCGTTGCCCCTGAAGGGCCACAGATTTACAGTCTGCTGCATTCGCCAATGATGCTCACTACCCGGTGGTGCCCCTTGACAGAATCGAACTGCCAATTGATGATTACAAATCAACTGTTATACCATTTAACTAAAAGGGCCGTACATTTAGAACTGCTTGCTGTGAACCAAATCCTCAAACATCTTTTGCAAAACCTCAAATTTAACTTGGTATAGGGTAAATAATCCTAGCAGTAAGTTTTGCCGTTCGTCTTCACTAGTTTCACGCAAGTCGTGGAGATGGTAGATGGTTTTTAGGTCATCTACCACACCCCAGCAGTTCATCATTTGTTGTTCAAAATCAAATCGATTTGGTTTTTGCATAATTTTGTTTGTAGAATTTTTGACAGAATAAGTATTATACTCTAATCACAAACAAAATTCAAGTGAAAAATTTTTGGCTATTTAGAGTTTGGCAATTTGCAAACTTCATCAATAACTTTGCTACGTGTTTCTAGGAAATTTCTATAGCTTTGGCCGCCTTTTAACACAAAAGTACTAGCAGCTTCTACTAAGTCATCCATAGTTTGAATAGTTTGAGTAATTGCACTAATTTGTGAAGTGGTTAGTGAGGACATATCTTGAGTAAACATTTTCGAGTCTTGTAAAGGTTAAACAACGTTCCAATTTGTTCCGCGGAAAATTAAGGTAATACTACCCGCTGTTGCTGCTAGGATTACATAATTTGCAGCATTTTCGATTGTTTCCGCACCGTTTGGTGTAATTGTAATATCGCTAGTATTAGTAGCTTCCGACTTAATTACAATTTCACGACCATCAACACCTGCAGTTAACAAGATGCTAATAGCTGCGCCGGTTCCTACTACGCCAAGATAGTAGTTAGGTGTAGCATCCGCACTATCAAGTGTATAGGGACTAGCTGCATTATTGACTAGGTGAGTATTTACTTGACCATTAGGCACAACGCTAAGTATGCCATCAGTAACTGAAATACCGCTACCTACTTTAACCACACCGTAACCGGTGGGTGAAGCTAAGGGAGAATTAAAAGCCATTTTATTATCCTTGTTATCAGGCTTGTTATAGTGATTTTACTAATGTGGCTAAAAAGTTAGCACTATTAGTTGCAGGACGTGTAGGTCCAGCTTGTGCTGGTGTTGCAGTTAGTCTCATATTAGCTACCGGAGACGACCAATTTACACTGATTAGGTCACCGGCTGTTACACTAATTAAAAAACTTCTGTTAATAATAGTAGTATTACCACCACCAGGTATTGTTGTTATGCTATTACTATTAGGCAAGTTTACTAGGTTGCTGATCCATATATCTATATTGCCACCACCACCGGTAGTAATTTCTGCCTGAACTTCATAAGTTATAGTATATACACCAGCAAAATCAAACCTTATTTTATTGCCCAATGTAGTAATACCATTAGCTAGTATGGTATTAGGAAATGTAATTGGTATAGTAGTATTTATACCAGTATTTGTTTGATTTGTGCTACTGTAAAATTTTCCGTAATAACTGTTAGTTACAGTACCTGTAGCACTTATTACGCCATTTGTAACAGCTAAACCTGCGCCTACTTTTACTGCACCAAACTTAGTGGCGGTTGCTAGTGGTTGAGTGTAGCTCATGTTACATTCCACTCAATGCCGTTGTAGATTAGGCCAATAGAACCCCAAGGCGTGTTAATTACGTAGCTTGTCTCACCATCCAAGGTACTAGCGGTCGCAACCACAGTAATTGGATTGGCCAGCGCATCGCCCCGGCTATCCTTGATAATAAATATTTTACCAGTAATACCAGCGGGTAAGGTAATTGTAGTGCTACCATCAAAAATCACTCCAATAAAGTAGTCATCATTAGTAGCCAGATAAGTTGCGGAGTCTACTAGGGTAACAGGCAGGTTTGCCAGCGAACCAGGGGGACCCTGTGGTCCAGGCGGGCCTGGCGGGCCTTCGGGTCCAGCCGGTCCAGGTGGTCCAGGCGGGCAATATCTAATAAATATGTCGTCGTCTGGAATTGGTGGCGGACACCATGCAGGCAACATAGGCGGGGGTGGAGCTATGTAAGGAACCATAGGAAAACCAAAAGGCATTCCTTGTCTTTGTCTTTGATCCATTTTGTAATCCCTACAAAAAAGCCCCTACAGCTTGTGACTGAAGGGGCTGTATACCTAGTTCAGGATTACCGAATGTTTGTATTGGTATTTGTTGGGTTGGCGGTAAGTGTGCCGCTACCAACATTAATAGCTTCGTTGTTGCTACGAATATTTTGTGCCAGACCCCAAATTGCATTGTAGAGCTGACCAAACTGTTGCTGCTGCTGTGACTGCTGTTGCATTTGGTTGATGTTGTTGGTTGTTGTAACCTCAACACCACGAGTAGCTGCAGCAACGTTTTCACGGCTACGTAACTCGATAATAGCAGCATTAGCTTCACCAAGCTGACGGTTAAGTGTGGCTTCATACTGTGCAGTAATTAGTGCACGAGTTTTCTCGCCGTCTGCTGTGATTTGCTGATTCAGGTTCCAAGCATTTTTATCAACGCTAGACTGAACGCCGTTAAGTTGTTGCATTAGTGCAACGCTATTACCATTAACAGCATCTTTAACGCCGTTAACTGTGTTTGTTAAAGCAGCAGCAATACCGCTTAATTGCGACTGTAAAACGCCGCTTTGTTGCGCTTGGCTGGCTTCCATTGCAGCTGTTGAAACAGCAACCGCTTTATCAACTTGGCCAATCGACTGCATTAAACTCATATTAGCCTGTGCTTGTGCTCCTGGAGCAACGGCAACAGCGCCGTCTTCATTACCAAAGAGACCACCGCGGCCTTGACGCAACAAGCTACCAAGGATAAGACCGCCGATAAGGCCGCCACCGCTGCCAAATCCAAAGCCGTCACCACCACCAGCCATCATCATGCCACCTGGACTTAAAACTTCTGCCATAATATTCCCCTTTGTTTTTATTATTTTGAGGTTTAAAATAGCAGGTAGTACCGGCAAGTACTACCCTAGGGGCAAGTTTAATAGAATTCTGTGTATCATTGTCCACCAATTATTTTTATTTTGGGTGGTACCCAAGGCCGGATTCGAACCGGCACGACTATAAATCGGGAGATTTTAAGTCTCCTGTGTCTACCGTTTCACCACTTGGGCAACTTTTAATATTATACTACTGTTTAGTTAAAAAATCAAGTTATAAATTTTTTAATCAACTAGTTTTGTCACAATGCAACTATTTTTGTTGCATTGTGACGGTTTTATTACAGTTTATTCTTCAATTAAAAAGTATTCGTCTTTGTGGCAGCCACACTCAGGACACAAGTAAAACTTGGGAAGTTCTTCCCACAAACCGTCTACTGCCTCGTCGTGAATATGCCCACAAACTTCACATTCGTATTTATTCATTGTTGTATCTCAATAACTGTTGCCAAAATCCATGCCGCGACGATAACGTTCCCAGTTACGCATACGCGACTCCAGTTCCATAGAATCTTTAGGATCACAATCACGGATGTAATCCTCTAGGTCATAGGGCTTAAACAAACTTTTTAGGTTACGCCACAATTCACTTAGCATTATTGACAAACCCATAAAGTTTTTGAGCTTGCTGAATCACATCATCAAACGTATACATTTTAGGCATATGTTTTTGATAGTCTTGCTGAAGTGCTTGGCCAGTTTTAATCAGTTCCGAAAATGTTTGTTTGGCAAACTCACAGTTAAGATCGTGTTGTCGTTGAAGATGGGTTGTAGCCATCTCTTGTAATTTTGTTCGTAATTCAAATGGATTCATGCTCGTGCCTTTGGAAAAAGGAGTTTAGCATAACTATCCATGCTGTGCTTTGCAATTGTGGTAAAGTTGTTGTCCAACATTTTTGCAAAACTAGTTTGTGCCGTAATAAAATCATTAGCTGCACGATTAAGTACGGGATCGGTAATAACTTTATTAGTTACTAGTGTCTTTGTACTTTGAAAAGTATCAATATAGTCACCCATATTAAATACTGGTATTGCCATAAAATTATAAAACATAATAGTTCCTGTGTGTTGTGTGAACCGGCTTCTGGATTACAGCCTGCACCGGATTGCTGTGTGCTTATGGAGCGGGTGAAGGGAATCGAACCCTCGTCATAAGCTTGGAAGGCTTCAGCTCTACCATTGAGCTACACCCGCTGAACCGGCTTCTGGATTACAGCCTGCACCGGATTGCTGTGTGCTTATTCGCTTTTGCCTAAGCGCCCCATGTCGCCGTCGTGACTAACATGAGCATTGCGGTCAACGATATTGACCACCATGGTTTCTACACCACCAACTGGTGTATCATCCATGTCTCGTCCTGTTTTAGGGTCGGGCGGCATTTCTGGCATATCTTCTTGATAGCCCTGTACTTGCTGATAAACAATCATCATAACTCCTGTTATTTAGGGGATTTGGGCCACATCATACCCTTACAACTAGCGCATTGACAAGTTGTATCGTGATATGGGTTCATTGGTTGCGCGGGCTGAACTGGCTGTACTACCATAAACTACCTCAATTATAGTGAGTTGAATTATCTAGTTCTGGATTATATACATTATATCCAGCACAATTTGGACACTCGCAACCAGCAGGATGCCCATAATCTTTTTTATTCTCTCTGGCATGAATAGCCTGTTCTGCTTCACGACAACTAGCAAGCGTATCAAATTGACAATTGCCATGTTCGCCGTATTTATATTTTCCATTACTACAACGCATACATGGCATATTATTCTCCTTATTACCAGTAGTATTGATGTGGTTTATGCCCTACGCCGGGCGGATCTGTTTCTTCTAAGTCCTCTAGTAAAACTTTTTGTTCCCATACACGACCAGCACGACGTTGTGGTCGATTCATCATTAGCCTTGTCCACCAACTAGGTGATGCACTCATCCAATGCCAATCAGTGTCCACTTCTTTGCGCTTTTTAGTTTTTATGCCTGGAAGTTTAATGTAGCGAACTCTATAGTCGCCATCATCAAAAATTTTAACGCTATCATAGTACCAAGTACTTTCAGGATATTTTAGCTTCCAAGGCAGATCTTTAATAGTACGACTCATAGTAACCCCTAATATATTCTTAGTTGGGTTGATGGCCTAAGGGTTTAACTGCCGCGTCTGGATCTGCCGCGAATCCACTGTCTTGCAAGTGTGTTCGACCAGATTTTCCCTTGATCAGGGGGCATTGTTTTAATTATAGCAAAATTAGCTAACAAAGTCAAGTGCAAATTCATGGCTGGCTAGGTTTTTCTCCTTAGACTCGCACATAATGTCAAAATGTGGTAGAAAGCTGCTGGCCCAAGCGTTAACAGCACGATTCCAATAATAGTCGCTATGAGCTCGTAGCTTGGCACTGGTAAATCCTTGTGATTTTAGTTCTGCTAAACTAGGTCTGGTATTTGGATCGTGATCTACTAAGACATCCTCGCGGCTAACACTGTAGTGTAGCGTTGGTCTAACTCCGCGCCAGCTATCAATAACTTGCTGCACTTTAGGGTCACTAGGCTCAATATACTCACCAGTGTTAATCCAGTGATGATGTATGTCAAGCACTAGTGCACAGTCTTTGACTAGCTCAAGACTAGCGTCAAGACCCCATGTGTACTCGGCGTTTTCAATAGTCAGGGTATTGCGCGCTTCGCGGCTGAGTTTAGGCAACACGGCTTTGATACCTGCCGGGCCTAGTTTACCGCCAATGTGCACATTGCATTTAAAGTCTTGGAACTGCTGGCCGTAGCCCATGTAGCGGATTATGTCGCAGTGATACTCGAATTCTTGAATTGAATTTTCTACTACACCAGGATTTTCACTAGCCAGCACACAAAATTGACCTGGGTGAAATGAAATCTTAATGTCATGCTTGCGAGCCAGCTCGCCTACTTTAGCAAAGCCGGTGCTAAGCATATTAACCATGTCTTGGTCAAAGTATGCCCAGGTCCAGTCGTCGTGTGTATACGCTGGCAAAAGGTCACTGCTCATGCGAAACATACGCAGGTGCTTGGGACTAGCAGCAAGCCAAGTCATTTGACGTTGCAGAATTTGAATGTTGTGTTTAGCAATATCATGCAATCGTTCTACGGCAACGTGTTTAGTTTGCTTGTTAAGCCAAGTAATTGTAGTAGTTTTAGTATTTAAACTAGGGTTAGCTTTGCCTTGTGATTCTTGAATCTTGCAGGCAAAACCAATGCGCTGTACGGTTTGATCAAACATTTTTTAATTTAGCTTTATATTGACGAATTGCTTCTGCATCTAGGCTGGCATAGGCACGAAATCTGTCTTTGCCGTGATTGTCATAGCATTTGGCAGCTATTTTGTGCAGTGACTCTACTGCTTCCAGTCCCAGTGACTCATAGCGGCTTGTATATGCTGACAACAAAAAATCGCGGGTATAACCTGCCATAAAAATCTCCAAATTGAAGATATATTATAGCCGATTATACCCGCCGTGTCAAGATTAGTTTTTAGTTAATCTTGATTTGCTTTGGTTTTTTGTTTTCTGGAACTACGTGTAAGATTAGTAGTTTAAGAATACCATCTTCTAGTTGTGCATCTTTTATAATTAAATCGCTGTGCAGTGTAAACTGTCGTTGAAACCCACGAGCACCTAAGCCGTGGTAGAGATACTGCGGTGTATCCGCTTTCTGATCGCGTTTAGAGCCACGAATAGTAAGTACATCATTTTCTAGTTCAATAGCAATTTCTTCACGTTTAAATCCAGCAACCGCCATTTCAATAATATAATCATTTTCACCAAATTTAATTATATTATAAGGCGGATAGTTAGTATTTAGTTGATTGGCATGACGCCGTTCATACGCCTGAAAAAATTCATCAAAACCAAGTAGTCCACGATTTAATAGTTTAACATCAAAAGTCATCGAAATCTCCTAAAAGCAAGATTGTGTTGTGGGCAACTAGCCCGAAGTGTGCGGCCCCTAAACAGGCAGCCGCAAAAATCTTTTACATACCCTCAATGTCTCTGCAGTATGTGCAGATTGGATTGTTGTCCAAGTCTGGAATTAGTTTATGTTCCCAACGACCGCAGTGTGTGCACTGACTAATGCCT